CTGCTCATAGGTAGTCAGGTCACTACGCTGCATGTTCTCAATCATCATGGTTTGCAGCTGTTCCCTTTCGTCCATTTCCACGACCACGCAGGGCACTTCAAACAATCCTGCCTGTTGTGCGGCCGCGGCCCGGCGGTGGCCGATGATGATGGTGTAGTCCTCGCTGGACCACACAGCCTTGGGTGTCCAGGCTGCCGCTGCTGCTGCGGCATCCCCGCCCTCGTCAACGCACTTCGCAATGTACTCCCGGCTGTTGAGGTAGTGGCCGGGGATAACGGTCAGGTTCTGGAAGATGCCGTTCTCTTTGATGCTGGCGGCAAGTTCCGTCAAATCCCCCAGTTCCTTGCGGGGGTTGTCAGGGTGCGGATGCAGTCTCCTGCACGCAATGTTCGTGATCTCTGCCATGATTTATTTTCCTCCATGGTTTCAGAAAAATGTGAGCTGCCCGGTCTTGGTCTCACACAACGGCGGTGCAGCATCATCCTTTTTAGGTTCCGGCTCTGCCTGCTCGGTCTGGCGGCAGACAGGCTTCATCAGAAGCTCTATCTGCGCCCACTGGCGGCGCAGATACCAAATATCCGTAGAAAAGAACGGTGTGTACCAAATCCTGCTTTGCGGCCCTGCCGGGAGCAGCCCACGGCGATCATACGCGGTGCTTGGTTCTGTAATGGTGTTCCCGATGACTACATATCCAGCACAGCCTAAAAAACTGAGCTGGATGTAGCACATCAGTCCTGCAATCAGGTCAATATCCTGCGCCACAAAAAGCACCTTGTCGTGGTAGCAGATATTTTTTCTCCTGCACAGGTTGGCAAAAGCAATCAGCAGTGCGCCCGCACCGCAGGCCGGGTCCGAAACCGAAAAGAATCCGGCATTCTCTGCCGCCGGATCGCTTCCCCCGGAGATTTCCACCATGCACCTACAAACGTCATACGGGGTGAAGAATTGCCCGGATGCATCGTTGCCCAGCTCACAGAGCATGTACAGTTCCCCTAAAAAATCTTGGTCGGGGTTCTGCTCCATTCCCATAATGACCTCGGCCAGCAATTCAGCAAATTTATTTTGCTCGGCATCGCTGTACTTGGAAATGATGGTCTGATAGGTTTTGGTGCGCTCTGGAGCATTTTTCTTGTCGGTGGCATTGGAAATCTCAATGGCGGTCACCATCACGAAGTCCTGCCAGACCTGCCACCGATTGAACCGGCCGCACAGACTGTTGAAGATTTTCAGGAATGCTTTTTGGTGGTCGTCCCGGATGTTTCGCACTGCCGTTGCCTTTGCTATCGGTTATTCCTCCGTATCGTCCTCAGCGGAGTCCTCGGCCGGTTCATCGTCGGTGTCGTCCTGCGGGGTCTCCTGCTTGGTGTCCTGCTGGGAATCCCTCTGAGAATTGGAATCCGGCACATCAGGCACCGGCACGCCGAAATTGCGGAGTTTGCCGCTCTCCATCAGGTCACGGAAGAAGTACTGCTGCCAGAAAGAGATCATCTTCAGCAGGATGTTCTCAATCTTGGTGCGGAGAACCTTGTCGATGCTGAACGTACCCTTGACCTTGGTCTTCAGCTCGCTGTTCTCAAAGTACCAGCACATAGAAGAATCCTGACTGCAATAGCCGGTTTCTTCCACATTGCCCAGCATGTCCATCTGGGTAGCAACGTCGTTGATGGGGGTGATCACCAGCGTGATGGGATAGCGGTCCTTGAAGAAGCGGAACGTGAAGTTGTGCTCATCGCACAGGCCCTGCAGCTTTTTCTTCTGGGCTTCGTAGTTGGAAATTTCGCTCATGGTATGTACTCCTTTCAGAAATCAGATGAAATTTTGTAATCGTTATTGTGGTTTTCAATGGCAGTCAGCCCGACGGCGTATGCCGCCCAGATGTCCGCCTTGAAGCCATAAAAGAAATCCGGGTTTTTGCTGGTGCCTTTTCCGTTTTTCAGATCGTGGGTCGCAAAACGGTCAATCAGCGCCCGCCGGATGGCCGGGTCATTTGCCCGGCTGTCATGGCAGATATGCCGCTTTTCTTCGATACGGCAGAGAAGCCGCGGCTTCTGCGCCATCTGGATAGACAGCGCTTCATAGAAACGACCAATCCAGAGGACGGTATCAAACACTTCCCTGCCCACGGCCATGCCGTAGGAAGCCACCATTTCGATGACTGCCCACTGCCAGCCCTGTTCATTGGCAAAGACCAGCTTGTTGCGCAATTCTTCGTTATCGACCTTGCTGAACTCCAGCGGCTTCAAGGTATTGCAGTCGATAACGCAGTAGGCGCTCTGCCTGTTGCCCGGATCAATGGCAATAATCGGACATTTTTCACTCATAAATACGACCTCCCAAATTCCTGAATAAACCGGGCTTCCGGCCAGCCGTAGTGTTCCATAGCTTTTTTCTGCGCCCAGCATTTCAGCTGGAGATCAGCATCACGGTTGTTGTGGATGGCGGTCGGGCCGTTCTGATGGCACCACGGGCAGAGCGTCACCCACAGGCCTAAACGCTTGCTCTTTGCCCGGTAGGCCCTCCCGAAGTACACCTCATGCCGTGCCGTACCATACCGCCCGCAAATCAGGCAGACCGGCTTATCATGCAGGATGCTGGGTGCATAGCCGTTGGAATCCAGCTTTTCGCCGTACTCATTCAGCGGCATCCGTCTCACCCCCTGTCACAATCCAGACCTTGTGAGAACCCCAGCCAGACCACGCAATCGCTTCCGCATGGGTGCCTACGGCCACATCTAAGGCATTTTCCTTGATGAGCGACCCGGTATCCTGAACCACCCTCAGCCCTACGTCCTCAATCAAAATGACCGTGCCATAGGGAAAGATGCTGGTGTCAGCGGCCACCGTCACACCCGGCTGAACCTTGGTGCCGCTGGATGTGATGCCCTGCCCCTCCCCGCAGATATGCGGGTATTCCTCGGAGCAGTAGGCCGTGCAGTGAAACTCCCCTGCGTATGTAAGGTCAATGCTCTGATCTGCGGCAAGGGTGTCCTTGAGTTGCTCAACCTCGGTCTGCATCTGCTCAATGGTTTCCTTGCGCTCCACGGCCTTGTTCATCCAGTTCTCTTCCCGGCTGGCGTAAATGTCCCGCTCCATGGTGAGTTCGTCCACCCGGCGGGCATAGACCGCACTGGCAAGAGCGCTGCCGGTAAAAAGGCTGACCGCGCAGGCCAGCGACACGATAGAACGAAGCTGCATTTCAACCTCCAATCTGCGCCTTTGCCCCGCCGGGCAGTGCCGGGGGCATCCGATCTGCATCCTTAGCGGCATCCACCGCCTTGACGAAACCGGGCTTTACGTACTGCAAGAGATCCGCGTTGGAACGGTCAAGGGAATCCACCAGCCCCGCCGGGGAGCCAGCCCATTCCCGCACAGCGGCGGGCAGAGCGCCGAAGATGCTCCTGTTCTCTGCCCGGAAATCCTCTGCGGTCAGCTTCCCGGTGGCCGTCACCAGCCCGCCGTGGGTGGCATAGTACTGGTTCCGCTCAATCTTCCGGGCGGCAACGATGGCCTGCGTCCACAGGTCGTTTGCGGTAGGCTGACCGGCGCTCTGCAACTTGCGGATTTCTGCGCACCAGTCAACCAACAGCTGGTTCTGATACCGGCACACCGTCAGCGCTTTTGTCAGAGCCGCAGCGGCCACATCATCCGGGATGTCTTTGAGCGCGGCGGCGTAAATCTGCGACCGCGCCGTGCGCTCATCGGTAGAAAGCGGCCGGCCGAAGTAGTTTTCAATCAGTGCCAGCGCTTCCTTCAAACATTCAACTGTCATACTAAACCTCCGAAAATTGCATCATAATCATCCTTGGCCGAGGGCTTTTGCTGTTGACCCGCCGGGGGCTTGCGCCGCTCGTCACGGGACTGCACGTCACCAAGGGTTCTCACACCCTCGTTTTTCCATACTTTCAGGATGCCGTTGACGTAGGACCATTTGCGAACCCCGGCCAGAGCGGCCTTTTTGATGGCCAGCAAGATGAGGTCGTCCGTGAAAATCTCCCGCCAGCCCAGCAGGTCTTCCCGCGCTGCTGGTGGGAAACCTCCGAGATTGTCCTCGAAAGAGCGGATGATCTCAGACAGCCCAGCATCGACAGCCGTACTACCGTTATCTCTTACTCTTTCTCTGTTCTCTATCTCTTTATCTTTCTCTATCTCTTTCTCTGTAGGGACATTTTCCCCACCATCACTGGACACATTGTGTCCACTTGTGTGTCCAGTGTCGTGTCCCTCTTGTAGCTCCTTGTTCGCAGCATTACTACGAATTCTGCGATTTTTCGCCGCCCAGTCGGTTTCACTGCCAATCATGTTCTGATAATCAGAGATTGACAGTGTTCCGTCCGGGTTTTCAAAAATCAAGCCGATTTGTTTATAAACAGTCAGAGCCAGACGGACGGTTGACAGAGGGAACCATTTGCATTCCCTCTGAATCTTTTCGGCATCGTAGGGAATGAGCATTTCTCCGATTTTGGAAACCAAACAACCGTTTGTATTGATGGTCTTGAGACACAGCATTTGATAGAGAACAACATAGTTGGCACCGTCTGGCTGGCTCATAAGATAGTCAATTTCATCCGATGACATGAAACTATCTTTGAGCTTTATCCAGTAATACCGTTTACCAGTTGCCATCAATGAACCTCCTTAGAACGGCAGATCATCGGCATCGTCCAGAACCGAGAAATCATCGTCGCTGCCCTGAGAAAAGCTCTGGCTGACCTGAACATTGCCAGGATGATCGGCGGCTCCCTGCCACTGTTGGCGCTGGCTCTGGGTGGCAAAGCCCATCTGCTGGGGCTGCGGCTGCTGATTCCGATAGGTGGCCGGTGGCGGGTTCGTCCCGCCATCATCCACGGTCCCCTGCTGGTTGTCCTGCTTCGGCCCCGCAAAATAGATGTTGTCCACCACGAACTCAATCGCCGTGCGGTTGTTTCCGTTCTTATCCTCATACTGCCGCGTCTGGCAGCGGGAATGAACCACAGCGGCGCTCCCCTTGCGGAAATACCTGCTGACGAACTCCGCCGTCTTGCCCCATGCGGTAAAAGTGAGCCAGTCCGTGGGGCGGTGGCCGTTGGCATCCACCATATCCCGGTCAACCGCCATGCGAAAACTTGCCACCTGCTTTCCCGTCTGGGTGGTCCGCAGCTCAGGATCAGCTGCAAGCCGCCCCTGAAAATCACAGCTGTTCAGCATGAGAAATCACCTTCTGCACTTTCTCAGGTGCCACAGGTACGGCATCGGCTTTCAGAGGGAATATATCCGAATGCAGCATCTTCATGAGCTCATCAGCGAACATGCCTGCTTCAAGTGCGCCGTCTTTCCTGCACTTGGAATAAATCATGTGCAGTTCCAGCCGGAGCTGGAAAAGTTCATTGTATTCCTCAAAGGGAATCGTAATCATTTCCATAGAAATGTCCTTTCCGGTCATTTCGACCATTCTTCTTTGTACCGAGCCAGCTGTTCCGGGGTATCCGTCTGGATGCCCAGTTCCTTGGCTTCTTCGATTGCGCCGTCCACAAGACGGGCAAATTCCTTTGAATCCATCTTGTGGCTTTCCTTGTAGACAAAATAGCAGGAGTAGTCTTTTCCGTTTTCCTGCCGGGTTTCATAGAGCCGGACATAAGGGTAAAAGTCGCTGGGATCTACGGTCGGCGGGAGTTTCAGGCCAACAGGCTTGCCGTCCTTGTCGCGGGCAAGCGCTCCATACGAAACCACGAGCCGCCGCTTCACGGCATCCTCGCTCTCGCCGGTCTCCGCAGAAATCTTGTTGCACAAGACGTGGAAATACGCATTTGCTGACAGGCTACGCTTTTCCCTGTGCTTTTTGATTTCCACATCCAGAACCGGCTCCTGATGGAGCTTGTCCCAGATTTCCCGGAAGTCGCCGTTGATTTCCAGCGTGACCCGTTGTTTCCCGCCGAGGGTAAAAGCCATGTCCACCAGCCGTCCGGTCATGTGGCATCCTCCTTGTCCTGATGGCAGTGCATATAGATATAGGCGCTGTTCTGCCCCATGTTGGCATATAACCAGTCATTGATCTTGGCAAGGCTCATGTGGTTGTGCAGCACGCCCAGCTCGTAAATGTACTCACCGTTCAGCTTTTTCTCTGCAATTTTGGCTTGGATTTCCGCGTCATCGTAGTTGGCTTCCACCATGTACAGGTCATAGTTCGGAGCCGTGATGCCGTTCAAATTGTTCATATCTGTGCAGTAAAACAGCTTCCCTGATGGGAGCCAGACTTTCCAAGCGCAATTCGGAACATTGTGCTTGACCATATCGGGCCTGACGTTGCAGATGCCGTATCCATACATGTGCCCCGGCTCCAGAACATCAATCTGCGAGACCGGCACCCCTGCATCCACCAGCGGCTTGCACAGCCATGCACAGCACGCAAAACGGAGCGTGGGGCGGTTTTCTGCCAAAAGCCGGAGCGTTGTCGGCTGGAAGTGGTCACTGTGAATGTGAGTGAGCAGAACCAGCTTCAACGCCCGGTATACTTTTGACAGTGCCTTGAAAGACACGCCGCAGTCAATCAGGATTTTTTGGTCAATCACCACCGCATTGCCTTTACTGCCAGTTGCGATGATGTTGTAGTCGATCATAACGAGCTGAGGTCAACCACCGGCTCGGCGGTCGTGGGTTCACTCTGAGCAATGTCCACATGGGGCAATGCCTGCCCATCGCCCACCTCAGGCTTCCCGGTATGCAGTTCCGGCTGTTCGGATGCACCAGGCATCGGTTCCGGCTCGGTGATGATCTCGTTGTTGTCGGACACTGTTGCCACGGCGTTGTCGCTCTCCATGGCTTTCGTCATTTCGATGCTCATAACGCCCCAGCGGGAAATAAGCTGGCGAAGCAGGGTCTTTTTGGCCATGTCATCAAAGTTTTTGTACCAGAACGAGGAGTACTTCCACATCTCGCTTTCCGGGACTTTGCCAGCCATCAGGTCTTCGTAGTTCTTACGGCTGAAAGCCTTGGAATAGGTATCGGCATGGGTCATCATTTTCTCTTTCGACCAATACAACACCTTGCGGAAGCCGTTGAGGTACTCAAAGTAGGCCATATACCCGACCGTGGGCAACGCGTCACGCTGATCGTCATCCTCGACGAACTGGAATTTGGCTTTTCCGGTTTCCGGGTCTTTGCCGAGGTACTCGCCCTGCTTGATGACCATAACATCCAGATCCTTGTACTGGCCGCTGCGTAAGGCCAGCTGGATGTAGCCCTTATAGCCCAGAACAAACTGTGCCGTGACACTCTCCGGGCGGATCAGCCTGTTGTTGCGGTCATACTTGGCTTTCTGCTTGAAAGGCACGAGGTAGTACTGCCCCAGCTGAGGGGACGGGCTGAGGTTCAGGCTTTCACCCAGCAGGGCACCGGCCAGAATCGTGCCGGCATCGCATTCCTGCAGGGCGGGGTTGACGGCCACCGCCGAGGTAATGCTGGCCGTGAACCGGCGGGCGCGGGCCGGGTCGCGCAGAGTGTTGGAGATCAAGGACTGATAGCCCTTGGTGGTGATTGCCACGGAGAACTTGGGCTTCTGCTGTACCTGCATCTGATTATAAGTTGCCATATTCAATACCTTCCTTTTCCAGATAATGCTTCAAACCGATCAGCTGGGCTTTGGTGCCTTTCGCATAAAAGCGGGTCATCAGGATAGGCTCAGCCGCCGGGGTGGACTGAAGTTCAGGCTGGGGTTCCGGCTGAGTGCCGGCTTCCGGCAGTTCGGACGGCTCCTGTACCGGGGCGGGCAATTCAACCGCCGAAGCCGCCACAACAGCGGCGCGGGCTTTTTCGGCAGCGGCTTCCCGTTCGGCCTGCCGGGCGCGGCGCTCTTCTTCCCGCCGACGCTGTTCCTCCAGCGCCTTGTGCCGGTCACCCACAGTCTTGATGGCGTTGGGCAAATCCAAATTGCTGCGGTACTCCACCATGATCTCGGCGGCGCTGTCCATGCCCTCAATTGTGGCCACGTCGGCCACAATGCCGCCCACGAATGCCTTTGCCTGCTTTTTCAAAGAGGTCAGGCTGTCGCTCATGTTGACTTTCGGGCGGTAGGTCAGATTATCCAGCCAATCAATGTCGGCGGCTTCCACCAGTTCGCCGTAGTAGTCCATGAGCGCTTCCGTCTTCTGAGCCACAATGCCAGAGGTCACATCCGCGATTTTCTGCTTCAGTTCGGCATCTGCCTGCTGGAACGGTGCCGTCACGCACTCCCGGTAGACCTGCTCAAAGGCATTGTAGGGTTCAAGGATTTTGCTCTTGATGGCCGTGCGCTGGGCTTCGTACTCCTTGAATTCCTTGGTAAGCTGGGCGCGGGCATCTTTGACGCTCTTATAGGTTTCTTCGGTGCAGATCAGCGAGGTGGCTTCGGCGGTGCGCCGCTCAATGTCGGCCTTTACGCTGTGAAGCCGCTCGACAATGATAGGCAACTGCTGAAGTTCAATGACCTGCAATGCGGTATCCTGTGCCATATCGCACTCTCCTTTCAATTTTTGAATACTTCATAATGGCCGGTGGTCTTGTTCATCAGAACCCAGCCGCCGGCATCCGGGCTGTCCTGAATGAAAAGGTACTGCCGGGAATCCCAGCCATGTGCAGAAAGGGCTTCTTTCTGCTTGCGGGTCAGCCTTTTGGGCCGGGCATTCATGTGTCTGCCACTCATACGATGCTCACCTCCTCATTCCAGCGCTTCAGCAACGAGGGCTGCATGGTG